TTTTCGACAGTCTGCTTTAGTACCTGCTCGAACTCGCCTTTTTCCTTTTGGCGTTCAATCTGCGCCTGTTCACGCTCAAGCATGAGTTGGCGAGCTTCCTCGATGTCGATACCTTCCAGCTTCTTGTCTAGCTTACGCCTCTCCCTCTGGATTCGATCAGCAACAATGCGATCAAGCTCCTCTTGGGTAAACGTCTTGCTTTCCTGAACTTCCGTATCTTGCACTGGTTCAGTTTCAGTGCTTTCAACCATGACTTCTTCGCTCATGTACGAACCTCTTTCGAGTGGGGGCATTATACCAGCTTCACAGGGATGTCAATAGCTGGCGGTTATTTTTTAGTCGTCCGCTTCCGTTTGTTCATCGGCTTCTTTTTCTTCGTCTTGCTGTGTCCGTAATGGCTCGGCATCTTTTTTCTTCCTCGTCTTTTTAGGTAATGGCAGCAGCACGTTCACGATTCCATATAGGTCTTCAAACTCCAGCTTCTCATCCTCTGGTGCTGCCGCTGCTAACGGCTCCAACAGTTCGCGGATAGCTGGTGGTATTGGTCGCCTAGCGACCAGATTCTTGGCTCGGTCTAATTCTTTGGACATGTTATTCCTCTACTATTGGTATCCAGCGATGGCGGCAGTTGTAGCCGCCGCGCACAATGAATGGATCGCCAGGACTCTTGCCTGCCCAGCTTCCCTGCCATATCTCCGCGATCTCGTCACGGGTGTATGTCTTGTTCCTGTGCGTTTTACAGAAATCCCGTGTATCGCGTATCACGTTGCCCCGATACCTGAATTCCTCTACTCCCGCCTCATTAGCGATGTTAATCGTGAGCGAAGCCGAGAACTGATTGATTGAATCCGTTGCGTAAGTTGTCGCATAACGCCGAAGGTTATTACCAAGGCGATCTGAGTTATAAACTCCATGGAGTCTATCAACCGCTGCCTGTTGCGTGGCTCCAGTTGTTGTCTTAGCCACCTCCACCAGTTCTTCAATCTCTGCCTGATCGCTTGCTTGATAGATTCCATTGATGCGCCCTCTGACCTCGGAAATGAAGTCCTGTTTAGACCTGCCAGACAAGGACGCCTGATAGACACCGTTCGCCAAGGCATCCAGTTGTGATTGCGCCAAAGCCTCAAAGCCTTGAAATGATAGCCTCTGAAGCCCTGAAATGACCTGTGGCTGTACTTTTGCGAAGTCCCCATAAGTGCCTAGCATCTCCTGTAAATCGTCTGAGAGGCCTCTATAGTCGCCCAGAACGGTCTGTACGCTGGATAAGTAGTCTTCTTCCAGTATGCGGCGCATCTCAGAGCGGGCATTGATCGCCCATTCCAAGTCAAATAGCTTGCCTGCACTGTCTGGTGCCGACTGTATAAGGTCAGCCATATCCCGTTCGGTTAGGTCGAAAGCGTTGGACAAGAATTCCTTGTGCCTATCTTCCATAGCCTCTTGGATATTCTCATAGACGTCATCAGCCGCCATTACTGCGCCTCAGTCTCCACTGGGAACTGACCTAGAACCTGCGTCTGGCCTTCAATCTCGACATGGGACTGCGCCAGCTTGTCGTCATCAAGGGCTAGGTCGGCGATCTGCTTATCTAGCTCTTGCGCTAATGTCACTGATCTAACACCGCTGGCTTTCATCTTCTGCAAGAACTCAAGCTCTTTGTCATAGTCGCGGATGTCAAACGAATCAGGATAGAACACCTCCACGTCTGGCGTTACGTCTAGCCAGTTGCAGAAATACGTCCACAAGTGTTCCTCGGCTAACTCCAGCAGGTCTGCTTTCTCCGATAGCTTCGCGTTAAGCATCTGGAACTCAGTCTGCATGGCAATACCTGACATCGTTTTAGCATCTGTCCCGCGTACAGCACCCATCTGAGCCATGCGGTTGATAGCTTCCACCTTGTCTTTGATGGACTCTCTTATGCTGTTTATGTTCTGGCCCGAAGGTTGTAGTAAGAACGGCTTCATGGTTTCGGCTGCATCGTCTGGCACGTTAATGACAGAACCCGCTCCCGCGCTTGCATCGGTGTCGTAGGTCTTAACCAGGGAGGGATGGTTGCTGATTCTGATTAGCTGCTCGATCTCTGAAAGCTCACTGTAGATAGCCTTCTGCATATAGGCGATGTCAGACAGGTCACTGATGCCCACCCCACGGGTAACGCTGCGCTGTGCTGGCAGGTAAACAGCAGGAATCTTGCCTAGTGGGTTGTCTATCTCGCTAATCATCTGCTCTTTGTCGCCGTCAGACTTCCACTGCTGAACGGTATCTTTCCGCCAGATCCGGTAATAGCTTACCTTGGTTGTGGCGTTCTCACGGTCTACGGCTTCCCTGAGCTTTAAGTAGGTCAATTCAAAGCGTCCAGAGGGTGTACGCTCCCACTTCCAATCAAACACGTTCTCAGGCGTGAATAGGGACAGATAAGGCCGTATGTCTTGGTCTAGCTCATCTGCTCTGGTCTGGGCATTGGACTCTGGCTTGTCTACAAGAATCCAGACGTGACCATAAACCGATGACCAGATCTGGGCTTGCTTCATAAAACTATTGAGGCTTGTACCGTCAAGGTCGGCATCGTTTATCATCGCCTCTAACGCTGGGTTATTGGCTAGAGAATTGAATACTCGAACAGGGGGAGTGCGCCACAGAAACGAACTGTAGATGTGAACAACATTTCGGCAGTGGTTATCAATCGGCGTTAACTGTATGCGTCGGGCATACTCGTTCTCAGACTCGTTCAAGTAGCCGGTCAGGTAGTTGCCTGCCTGGTACTCCTCGCCCCCTAGGTATGAGCGGACATAAAGCTCCCACCTATTCTCATTGGCATCGTAATCTGGATGCTGATATTCGATATTGCTGTTCACTAGCTCCACCTCACTGGTTGTTCTACGTCACGTTGCTTTCTGATTGGGTACAGGTACTCGACCAGATAACCCAGCGCGTCATTCATGTGGTCGTAGCCGTCGTCCTTGTTGGGCTGGCTAGTTCCTTCTTTGTATGTCTGGCGTTCAAGCGAAGCGATGGTCTGCTTACACTTGGGATCAACGAACAAAGACCGCACTCCACTGGTGGAGCGTAGCCTGCTGTTGACGCTGTTGATTCTGTCCCTGATCGCGGGGTGACTGTTCCGCACCTTTACCGCAAACCCTGCGTTTTGGAGGATAGATAGGTCTGTTCTCCCTCCCGCACTGGTCTTTCTCTGTTTACTGGCTGGGTCAGGGTAGATAGTGATTTGCCTGTCACCATACCGCTGTTTGATCTCGTCCACCATCTCATCGGTGTTTGATCCATAAATAACGATCTCGTCGATCACTTGGATGGTGTCAGCCTCTCTCACACACACTGCTGCGCTCATTGGGTCAAGGTTGAAGTCCATGCCGATGTGTAGCTGGTCGTTCATGTAACCCTTCCGCACGCTCTCCTCTCTGCTGAATGCGTAGTAGATAATGCCGGAGTAGTTAACGAACTTGGCTTGATACTCTTGGCTGAATGTCCGCTCGTCTAGGTCATTCCGCGCCGCCTCGATCTCAGCCTCATCAACATTACCGCCCTCGATGGTCGTGTACTGGAAGGCTTCCCAGCCCTCCTCCTCATCGACGCCTCGCGTCCAG